GAGTTTAGTTATTTTAAATTAACTACTCTTGAAGATATAAAATATTTAGCACCAAGATTAAGAAAAGAAGATAAACAAGAAATTTTAGCAGGAAGCGGTTTATTACCTTACGAAGCATTACTAACTGGTTTCAAAAATAGTGTGATAGTTTTTACAATTTTTAATCCAAAAAATAAACCAGTAGGAATTTTTGGAATAAATAATTATGGAAATGATATTGGTGTTATTTGGCTTCTTGCAACAAAAGATTTAGCTAAAATTCAAATAGCTTTTCTAAAACAATGTAGAGAAGTTGTTAAATTTTTAAATACAAAATACAAAATTTTATGGAACTTTGTTGATTGCAGAAATCAACTACATATCAACTGGCTACGTTGGTGTGGTTTTAAATTTATAAGGAAATTAAATCGTGGAGTTTTACAAAAACCTTTTTACGAAATTATTAGAATAAACAATGTGTGACGCAACAACAGCTTTATTGGTGGTTAATGTCGCCAGTGCAGGTCTGAAATATAAATCTCAGAAAGCACAGCAACAAAATGCTTACGATAGACAGAAAAGACAAAATGACCTTGCAAAGAAAAATGCAATTCAAAGATATGCTGCTGAACAATTAAAAATTAGACAAGTACTTGCACAAGCGGCAGACAAAGATTACGAAGCAACTCTTAAAGCTAGAAAAGTAAGAGCAAAATTTATTACCGAAGCAGGTGGAGCAGGTTTAGCAATCTCAGGTTCAACTGAAGCATTGTTAAGAGATTATTATCGAACCGAAGGTAAATATAGAAATGCTTTAAGAAATAATATGGATATTAATATTTCTCAATTTGAGAGAAATTTAGAAGCCATTCAATTTGGTCAAGAAAGCCAAATGACTTATGAAGTTCCACCAAATTCTAATTTATTATTTGCTACACAAGCTCTGAATGTAGCAAACACTTATTACAGTCTTGAAGTAGCCAAAGGTATGAGAGGATTACAAACTAATTGGCAAAAGAGAAAACAAAAGAAACAATGGGCATCTATAGATGATGTTCGATAAAATAAGATGGTAAAAAATTTAAGTTCATTGTTTTCTAGTAAAAAAAGGACAACTCCTGAACTTAACTTAAAGCCAGAACAGCGAATAGTTTTATCCAGTGATTTTAATTTATTTTATAAACCTGAAGAAGAACCTTTACCTGCAGGTTTACAAGAATTTACGACTGCAATGGATAACTTTGTTAATGATGCAGGAACAGGTTTAGTTATTGCTTCTGAAAAAAAACAGAAAAAAGAAGAAAGTGCAAAAGCTATTGAAGACCATGCTAAACTGAAGATGAAGTTTAGAGATGCTGTAAAATCAGGTAAAATTACAGAACAAGCCAACCCATATTATATAGAAAAGTTTAAACAGCTTTCTCTTAATGAATATTCGACTGAATTTATAGATAGAGTTAATCAAAGATATGGCGAATTAGGTGTTATTAATGACATTACTGAAGGTGCATTTACTAGGTTTTATAAGAAAGAATTAGATAAGTTTATTAAAGAAAAACAATTAGACTTCTTTGAAGCCACAGAATTAGAACAAGGTTTTTTTAAAGAAACATCAGCACAAAGAGCAATTCTAGAAAATAACCACAGACAGTCACAGCTTAAATTATTTAAAGATAAGTTTGATGATAAATTAGGAAGTAGAGTTTATGGAATTATTAGTGGATTTAAAGATATAGACCAAAATCCTTTATGGAATGATAAAGACGATAAGTTTGTATTATTAGCAGAAAAATTACAAAAAGAGATTACAGAATATTATGATTTGACTGGTGATGGTCGAGATGCAGTAGATTTAATTATTAAAGGATTAGAAGAATATGTCACTACTACCAGAGACTACGATTATGCAAAAGCTATTATAGCTAATTTACCTTCATTATTAAAAAGTGGGACAGATACAATTGAAAAAATTGGTCGTGTTGAAAAAGTACAAGAAGAACTTTTAACTTTATTAACTCAAGCACAAGAAGAAAAAGAAGGTTTAGATGTTAAACTTGCAGATACACAAGCTAAAAAAGAATATGTAGAAGAATATCAATTTCTACAAAACCAGGAAGACACTTTTGATTTATGGGAACATAGAAGTACTCTTGAAAATGAAAATCAACTTAGAGCATTTGATACTTTTATGCTTGACCAAAAGTTTAATGGTGGAAAAAGTAATAATCCACAAACTGAAAGAGAAATTTTAAAACTACTAGAAAATGGTGAATTTGATGAAGCTGAAAAATATGCACAACAAGAATATCATGCAGGTAATATTACAAAACAATTTTACACTTCACTTATAACTTCTGACATTGCAAATTTCAGAGCATTTAAGGATAAACCTGTATTTGGCAATTTAGAATACAAAGGAATTATTGATGCTCTAAAAGTTGAAATGGCTTCAGGCAAGAACGCAGGAAACAGAATAGAAGCTAGTCAAGCTAACACCTACATTCAGACAAGAATGATGAAGTGGTACAGATTATATCATAACCATAAAGATTATATTTTAGAAGATGGAAGTTTTGATGATTTAAAATTTGAAGATGATTTCCTTAATTATTTTAGAAACATGCTTACAATTTTGCGAAGCACTAAAGGTTCTAATGGTGATTTGTTATTCCCATCTCTTGAATGGGCAGGAATGAAAGAAACCAAAACTATAACAAGTATTCTTGATAAGAAAATGGGAGAACTAAATAAATAATGGCAATATTAAGAAAAGCACCAAATGGTGAAATCGTTTCTTTTGCAGATGGAACAAGCGAAGAAGTTATCGCAGAAACTTTAAATAAAAAGGAATATAAACACCCAGACGAAGGTATGGCAGTTGATTTACCTGATGGATTAAAAAATAACTGGTTGTTTGATAATATTGCAGTTGCACCTTATGAAGCATCTAGAAAATTTATAAATTCAGGATTTGGTCTAGTAGAAGGAATAGGTGACACTTTAGGAGAAAAGACAAATGTTGGTGGCTTTAAATATGGAAAAGATGCTAAAGGTGGAATAGTTGAATATGTTCCTTATGATAAAGCTATTCAGCAAAAAGATGTCTATGGAATACTTTCTCCATTCACAGGAAAAATTGGTGTTAAAGATGCCTTTAATATTAAAGGTTTCTTTTATGACCCAACTGACCCAACGAATGACCATCATACTGAAACTCTAACTGCAAAATTCGTTGAAGGCGGTCTTCAGTTCTTAATTGGTTATAAAGGAGTAGATAAATTCCTTAAAAGTACTCTTGGATTAACACAAGCAACAACCAAAACAGGTGTATTTGCTGAAGTAACTACTAAGGGAGCAATAGCAGATTTTGTAGCTTTTGATGAAAATTCAGGTCGTGTCACAGACTTATTAGCTGAATTTGCACCAGAAACAGCAGACAAATATCTAAGTTATTTACAATCTGACCCAGATGATACTTTTTGGGAAGGAAGACTGAAAAATAGCATAGAAGGAATGGCTTTGGGTGCTTTTGCTGAAGTCTTATTCAGAGGACTTCGTTATACTTACAAAGGTTTAAGAGGTTTAACAAAAAGCAAACAAGCTCTCGAAGACAAAAAGGTCATTGATAAGTTCCATGAGACTATGGACACAATCAAGGACAAACTTGATGATGCACCAACTTTATCTGAAAAGATGAAGTTAATGAATGAAGCTGTAGATAACAGTCTTAAAAAAGAATTTAAAACAACAAAGAAAACCATAAGGTCAGATGCAGACAGGGCTAAAATCTTATTAGAAATAGCAGACAATGGTTTAAGACAAAATTTTGAAAAATGGCAGAGAGGTGAACTTTCTGTTGAAGAAGCATTTAATATTCCTGAAGGTTTTATTAATTTAGAAACTTTTAAACCAGACAAAGCAGGTAAAGGTGGAATATCTTTTGAAGGTCTTAAAACTTTCAAAGCATTTTATGATGCAGTTCATGCAGTTAAAAAGAAGAAAGTCTTTACTGATGAAGCTGTAAAAAGAAAAGCAGTAAGTGAATATGGCGGTGATATTAATAAAGTTTTCCAGGACTTTGCAAAATTTGCAGATAATGTTGAAAATACAAATTCATTAATATTTGCACATGAAGTTGCTTACACTTCATTACTAAATGCTTTTCCTAAATTTATAAGAGGTTATAAAGCAGGAAAAAGAACTTTTAAAGACATGCAGTTGATGTACTTCATGTTAGAGAACATGGGGAATAATGCAGGGAGAGTTAGAACTGCAAGTGGAAGAAATTTAAGAGTATTTCAATTAACTAAAGAAGAATTTTCAAATGCTAGATTAATTGAAGAACAAATCTTAGAAGCTAACAATGCTTATAAAAACTTTGGTGGTGGTCAAGAAGGATTTGAAAGATTTTTAGAACAAGCTGCTAGAGCAGACGAACCAAGTGCTTTAAGAAAAGTTATTCAACTTACTTGGAGAAATAAAACTTGGAATGTTTTAAATGAATATTGGATTAACGCATTATTATCTTCACCTAAAACACAAGCAGTAAATGCTTTGTCAAATGGTTTTATTATGGGCATTAGACCCATTGAAGATATTATTGGAAATAAAATTTCTCAATTAATTTCACAAGGCGACAATGTTAAAACAAAAGAATTTAAACTTCAGCTTGATGAAAGTACTGAAAGATTATTTGGTTTAGTTAGCTTTATTAAAGATGCAAATAAATATGCTTATCATGCTTTTAGAAATGGTGAACTTATTTTACAAAAAGGTGATGTTGGTGCAGGAAAAATTGATACAGCATTAAATAAATCTATTCCTAAGAAATTTGGTGGTGAAGTTATTAGAATACCTTCAAGATTTTTAAATGCAACAGATGAATGGTTTAAACAAATAAACTATAGAGCAAAATTAAATGCACAAGCTGTTAGAGAAGGTAAAAGATTAAACTTAAAAGGCAAAAAACTATCAAAATTTATTGATGAATATTTTAGACAGGGTTTTGATGAAACAGGTACAAAAGGAATTAATGAAGAAGCATTACTTTATGCAGAAGAAAATACATTTACAAATGAATTAGTCGGTTCTACTGCGAAGTTTCAGGATTGGATTTTAGCAAATCCATTTATGAAACAATTCTTCCCATTCGTTAAAACACCTTTCAATATTGCAAAAGCAGTTTTAGACAGAACTCCTGTTGGTGCAATTTATAGATGGAGACATGTTTTGGGAACTTCAGGTGACCCAAGAATGATTGCTAAAGCTAGGGGTCAATTAGCTGTTGGCGGTTTTATTCTAGGTAGTGCTTATTTCTTAGCACAAAATGGGGTTATTAGTTCAAAAACAGGTTACAAAGGTGAGAAATCCATAGACCCATATAAAGATGCAGAACTGTTTAGACTTAAAAAGTCTGCGACAGGATTTAAAAGTTATTCAATTAAAATAGGTGACTGGCAATGGCACTTCGGTCAGTTAGACCCAATAGGTGCTTTATTTGGCATCATGGCAGACTTCGTTGAATATAGAGACCAGATGACTGAAGCAGAAATTGAACGAATTGGTGTTGATATGCACATTGCTTTAGCAAATGGAGAAAACGCATTAGATGGTTGGCAAAAAACACAAATAGCAACTGGTGCAACTGCCAAAGCATTAAGAAGCAATGTATTAAGCAAAACTTATTTACAAGCAATTAATGAAGTTGTCGAAGGATTTATGTCTGAAGAACCACATAAATTTCAAAAATATATAAATAATAAAGCATCAAGTTATGTTCCTAATATATTTAAGAAATTTGTAAACGACCCATACTTTAGAGACGCAAGAACATTCTTTGACCACATGAAAAAGAATACAGGTTTCGGAACACCAGTTTCACCAAGATATAATGCTATTGGCGAACCACACATGGATAAAGATGGTTTTGCTAATAGACTATTTAAAAATGCTTTTAATATCTTCGGAACACAAAAACTTCATAAAGATGTTGTTGCTGAAGAAATTTTAAGATTAGGAAAAGGTTTTCCAAATATGAAAGAGTATACGAATAATGTTCATTACAAATCTTACAAGAAAGGTAAGTACAGTGCATGGGATATTATTCATAAACATTTAAGAACAGTTAAAGTAAATGGAAAAACTTTAAGACAAAGATTAGAAGAAGAAATTCAAAAAGAAAGTTATAAAAATTTAGCTGAACCAGTAAGCATTGGAAAGCAAATGGTTTCTACTAAAGGTAAATATGATAAACTTAAATTTATTTATGACAAATTTTTAGAACAAGCAAAAAGAGAATTTGAAAAAGATAAAGAAGATTTCATTCATATTGACAATGAAAAACTTTCTTTAAAACAAGCAGAAAAAAATCAAAAGAAAAATATTTTATTACTTAAACAACCAAGTAGTAAAAATAATCCTCTTAATAAAAATAAACTTAATCCAATATTAGATTGGGTAAATAAATAAAAAAACTATCAAAAATTAAATGGCATACTTAGCCCGTGTCAGTTATACAGGAAATAATAGTACAGTAGATTATGCTTTACCATTTTCGTATATAGTATCTTCACATATTTATGCTTGGTTGGATAATGTTTCTACTACAGCATTTACAGTTTCAGGAAGCACATTAACTTTTACTTCTGCTCCTGGCACTGATGTAGCAATTTTAATTAAAAGAGTTACACCAACAGATGCAAGACTTGTTGACTTCCAAGATGGCAGTGTACTAACGGAGCAAAATCTTGACCAGTCGGCAGACCAAAACTTCTATATAGCACAAGAAAGTTCTGATACTGCACAAACTCATTTAGCTTTAAATAATTCGTCCTTATGGGACGCAGACAGTA